AGAAGATAACTTCGATGCATTCAAACAGGCATTTAGCTCTAAATTAGAACAAGAAAGAGTTTCGGTGCTTTCATTGTATTTTCGTTGCTAAGATAATTATTTTATTGAATAGCGGCTTGTTGTGGTTGTGCTGGCTGTCCGCTTGCCATTAAATCCTGAGCCATCATTTGATACTCATTCATCGCTTGCTGAGTTATCTTTCCGGAATCAAGTAAGTATTTGAGCATTTCCATGAACGCTTTAAATTTACGCTCTTCGTGCAATGAAGCATCTTGCATTTGTTGCATTTGTTGCATTTGCTGTCCTTGTGCTTCGTTGTTTGCTTGCTGAGAATCTTGCTCGTATTTTTTAATAAGCTCCCAGCCTTTGCGAGATATAGTTACTGCTTCGTCAATTGTTTGTGCCATTGACGCTTCCATAGCATCTACTACGCGCATCTCTCCACTATTGATTGCTTGAGGAAACCATTGTTGCATCATTTGGCGAATTTCTGATTCTTTTCTTCCATCTGTAATATCAATGTCATAAGTATCTAGAGGAATGTTTTTGATCTTATCTAAATACATTGCCGCTTTATCGCCTAACAGTGTTTTTGCTTCGTCTTGATGATAATATCCATATGAAATCTGCAAACATTTAAGATATTTTTTAAGTACTTTTTTGCAAAATTCGTGATGCATGTGAAACAAATATTCCGTTGCTGTTCGACTTACTTGTATTTGATTAACAGCATTGGTAGCGGTCATTGATGCTGGCGTTTGTCCTTGGCGAGAATTACTAATGCCAGTAAGCGTATCAGTAGTTCTTTCCAATTCTTGCTTTAACATAATCAACTGTTGAAAGTTATTTGACAAACCTAAGTCAAATTCTTTTAGCATGTTTGCTAAAACACTTCCTCCTGCAAATTGTGCTTTGTCTGTCGATGAATCAATGTCAATAACGCCGTCATTGATCATTCTACTGATAACATCCTCTATTCTTTTTCCTTCAGGTAGTAACGCTCTGTCGTATGCAATTCCTTTTCCTTTGGCTTTATACAATTCGCGTTTGATGTGCAACATCGTAATGTTATAAAGTTCTCCAACGTGATCTAAAATGTTTAGAATGGAAACTCTAACTCCATCGTGTGTTCTAAAAAGTAAACCGGTATATGAGTAGTCTGCTAAGAACCGATTACTTATACTTCTGGTTTGATTTGGTTTTTCTCTCATTAGCTTAAATATATCAGGACCGATCATATCGGTTTCCCATACATAAGCAAATGGATAGGCACGAATTTTATACTTGCCCAACTTTACTTCTTGTTCAATTTTAGACCTATTTTGTCGGTAGTAATTATCGCTTAGCATTTTCTTGTGCGATCCACCAATCTTATCTGGCTTTTCTACAATAAATAGCGGCTTTACTGCCATCCATTCTAGATTGAAAGTTTCTATTCCAAGTTGATTGTTTACCATTTGGAATCCGGATCTCAAACGAGCTCCGTTTAAATTGCCCGAGCCACCTTTTGAATTCTCTAATTCAGCTTTTAAAGATTCGTATTCGCTTTTTGTAAGGCCATGTTTTGCTATAATGTCGTGCAAAAACTTAACCTTGCGCGATCCGATATAAGGCGATTGTTCTAAAAAGTGATCTCTGTCCGATTCTTCGAACATCATTTCTCTTGGATCCAATTCTTCAACTCTGGCATAACCTGCAGAATCTACTTCTGTTTTAAAAAAAGATTCTGATGCTATGGTAAGATCAGTAAATGTATTAGCAAGTTTTGTCCATATTTGAGATGTTATTAGCCCTTTATCCAAAAGCTTTTGCATTACAACGGTTCCTTTTCTTTTACTCTGAAGCATATCAAAAATGTCTTCATCGTCAAGATCCATTGGTTGCATTCCTGGAAGAACATCAACTCCGTTTTTCCTAAGTTGTTCGATTTCCGGTTTAGCATGCTTTAATCCTACTTGAAATGTAAAATTTTCAAATAGTTCTGATTGCGCATCAGGGTTTAGCGATTCTACCGTATTGTATCGCTCTCTTGTCAGCCACTCTCCGGTAAGAAGTTCTATTTTAGTTCTACCTAATCGCCAGTCTTTGTAGCGAACCATAAGATCTTTCCCGTAGCTTTGGTCAAGATGATTGTACTGAGCTTCATTAATAAGGCCGTTAAAACTATTATAAAGCTTATTAATCTTATCTACTTGTGTTTTTCGAATACTGTTGTTTCGCTGTATAGCGTATAGTAAACACTGCTTGCATAAAAGTTGCTGATAATCTGCAATAGTCATTCCTTCAGGTGGCTCGTCGTACATCTGAAATCCAGGAAAGTATGAGGGCACTGGTATTTGACTGCTATTATCTTGCATGTGACAAATTTATAAATTTATTAGAATTTACCACTGTTTAACATATTTAAAAATATGTCATTCGGTGTTTGTTCTTTGTTAGTTGAACCCTTTTCTCTACTCTTTTTTAAATCTACACTATTTACCAAGTCATAGCCTTGAGTTGCAGAATTGTAAACATACTCTTTTTCTTGTAAATCTTGTTTTTCTTTTTTTTGACTTTTCAATATCTTTCTGTCAATATCCGCTATTACAGCCAATCCCATTGCGTCAATCTCATCCCAATCACTATCATCATCTGATTCGTCATAACTCGAGAAACCGTCTACAATGGCTGGAAACACACACTCATCTAATTCGTCCAATACATAGCTTTGAAGCAATGAAAGCATCTGTGGCTTACTCTTAGTTCCTCTTGTCATCAACGCTCCGTAGTCGTGGCGCTGATTACTATCCTCACTTTCGAAACTCTTTGGTCTTGGTGCCAGGAATCTTCTGCCACCATTGGTTTTGAAGTATTCAATGATCAATGGCTTTGCCGCATCAATCATTGTTAAACCAACAAGATTAAAATAGATCGCTGCTTTCAAACAGTTCTCGTAAAAGATTTCTTTTCTTCTTGGTCGGTTACGAATAAGTAAAATAGGTATCCGCTTATGAGAAATGTGCTTTCCGGTAGCATCCTTTAAATTATGACCTGCTCTTAATAACACGACCATTGCTCCTAATGATTTAGAAGTCATAGAGTTATCTTGGTCATAACTATCAATTCCACCGGTACATGCGTGGTTAAAATCTTGGCTGTTCAAAGAGATTTCGCATCCTTTTCGAATCAAGACAATTTGTTCGTCACGATCGTTGTCTGTTGCTTCTCTTAATAGCACTCGAGTAGGAACGTCTAATCCGTTTTCGTCTTTATCGTATTCAAAAACATATTTTCCGTAAAGCGAGTATTTTTGTTTCAGTAAAAAAGCTTGTTGTTCTGCAATAGCTTCTTTGTCAAATTTATTAGTAGAGATGGCCATTAATGCCTCTTGCTCTGTTCTTGGAAAATCTAAGAAGTTCTCCAAGTAAAGCTCATGGTTTTCTGCTTTTTTAAGTTCTTCTCTTTCTTTTAGTATTCGTTCATCATTGCTTTCTACATCTTCACAGCCCAGTACTTGCTCGCGCGTAAGGTTTAGCTCTTGCTGAAGCTTGTCGATATTTGGAACAATTTCATGAATATCTCCGTACTGATCTTTGCTTCCTACGAATCCTGAAACCATGATTCGATAGCCTGGCAAAAAATTATACAGCAGCTTGTAATGCTCTGCATCTTTGATCATCGCACGAAAATCTTTGGATCCTGACTTACCTGATGTACCGTAAACAATTGGCGTACCCTTTCGTTCTAATCCTACTTTTAAGCCGGCATTGGTAGCGGCGAAACCTTTCAATAAATGCTTGAATTCCCCGGCTTCTTCATACAGCACATCATTCATAAACTTCCCTTTGAATACGTTTGGGTTGTTAAACATCGTTCTGCAAAACATTGTGTTTTGACTTCCCGCAGGATCTCCATCTTCTTTCCATCCTGCAATGATCAGATCATCGGTATCTGAAAGCTTGAATCGAACTCTCAGCTCTGGAGGTAGCAATAGGTTTAATTCTCGGAACTTGCTTCGCATATCCGTTACATAATCCTCTAGTCCGGCTGCTAATCCGCACTGATACTTTTCTGGCGACATATACATTCCGTACCCCAAAAGTCCCTTGGCTGCTTTTTCTGAAAGTCCACCGCGACGCTTCTTCAGGTCCAGCGTTCCCCAACCGATTCGTTTCGCTTCTGCATATCGATCAAAGTATTCCTTGTCAAAATCTACATAGTCAGGCAAGTGGTATCCTCTGCCAATCGTAGCAATCGGACAAAAATTTA